ACCGCCGTGACGACTCGATTGAGGTCCTCGGCGTAGCTGGTCATCAGTCCTCGATGTGCTTCCAAGCGTTGAGGGCGAGGGAGGCGACGAGCTTCTGCGCGGTGCCATCGGCGCGCGCCATCTCTTGACGGATGCAGCTCACGAGCAACATCAGCGCGTCGTAGTCATCCTCACAGTGAGGGTCAAGGTTGGTGGCGTTGGTGAAGTAGGGCGCGCTGAAGTCGGCCAAGGACTCAGGGAGCCAGCCGTTGATGTCGGCGTACTCCTCAAGGCGCTCGATGTTATGCTTGAAGTGCGTGATGTGCTTCATGGTGTCCAATGAGGTCAGAGTGTGAAGTGGAGTGTGAAGTGGATCAGAAGGGGATGTTGGTGAAGGGGCGATCAGCGACGCGGGGCGTCATGTCCTGGTGATCGTCACCGGTGGAGATGTCGTCATCGTTGTACTGACGAGGAGCGCGTGAGGGGCTGTGGACCACCTCCTCACCGAGGCTCTGCGCGCTGATGGCGTAGCGCTCGTCATCGCTCATGCTCATGTTGTCGGCAAGCTCATCGGGGCTGTAGATGCCCGAGATGGCGTCAGGGTAGACAGCGCGCAGGCCCATCGTGAGAACGCGAGCGCGGAGCATCTGACGAGGCATCTGCTTCCAGTTGCGGTTGTTGGTCAGCCCCTGCTTGACCGCCATGTCCATCGTGAAGGCGTGGGTGTGGGTGATCTCGCTGGGCTCGTCGGTGCGGGCGAACTCCATCACGCAGACGCTGTCGTTCCACTCGGTGATACGCATGAAGCGACAGAGACCAGAGGCGCGCACGATGCCCGACATGGCGTCAGCGCCGAGGGAGGGCTTGCCCTGCAAGACGAAGCTGTTGGCGAGGGTGACCGCCATGTTGCCACCGAAGTGATGACCGAAGGTGGCGTGAGCGACGAGGCTCTCACGAGGGTTGCCCTTGAGCGTGAGGAGCTGCGCGAGCTCCTTAGCCTGATCGAGGGTCTGAGGGCAGTAGATGCTGGTGGTGTTGAGGTTCTTCATGGTGTGTCCTATGGGGTCAATGTGGTGATGAGTGAGGGGTTAGACTGCGAGCGAGGCGCGCATGTAGGTCTTGGTGCAGGTGATGTCATAGTGGCAGTCCTCATAGACGCGAGCGATGACGCGCACGAGTCGAGAGAAGTCCGCCTCGTTGATGACGGTGGATGAGCCAGGGAACTCGCCACGCTCGAACAGGATCGAGTCGACATCTGCGAGAACCTCCTCGCGATCCTCGATGATGGACATCAACGAGCGACGCGCTTGATGCTCGCGCTCGACATAGATGGCATCGATGAGGGCGTCAACCAACTCAGGCGTGATCGCGTCACGAGACGCCTTGTGCTTGAGGGCGACCTGGGCGTCGTAGATGTCTCCGAAGTAGAAGGTGGCCCACACGATGAGGGCGAGAGTGGCGAGGAGGATGAGATCAGTCATGGGCGGTCTCCTTGGTGGGGATGAAGTCGAGAGGGGAGTAAGGCCAACCTGTGAAGCGTGTGGCGCAGTCTGCAAGCCTGAACGCGATTGAGACGCTAGGCTCTGCTCTGTTGTTGAGCACTCGTGAGAGATAGTTCTGGCTGATACCTGCGCCCTCTGCGAGGTGCCTCAGGTTGCGCCGCTCGGGAGCGAGTCTGAGTTTGAGCTGTTCAATCTCTGCCTTGGTCATGTCGTATCTCCTTTCGTTGTAGTCTGTTCTACACGCCATCAAACGATAGGTCAAGAAATATTTTCGTTAAAGATAAAATATATTGTGCGTGTAGTGCTAGTGTGTTAAGACATGACCACACCGAAAGGAGGTGCACATGCGCGCGATAGAAGCGCTGAGGGTAGTCCTCGGCCTCGACCTCAGCCCTGCTGACAAGCTAACGCTGATGGCCATCATTCACTCGATCGACTGGGAGACCTGGCGTGGACAGGTCAGCATCAAGCAGCTCTCGGGCATGAGCAAGGTCTCAACCGCGAGCACCAAGAGAGCGCTCGCCAGCTTGACTGAGAAGCAGCTCATCGGCCGTGAGAGGCACACGACGCGCTATGGAGAGGCGAGCGCCGTCACAATCGTCAATGTTGAAAACCTCAATGATTTCGCGGTGGCTCATGATGAGCCTACCCTAGCTCATGATGAGCCTACCCTAGCTCATGATGAGCCTACCCTAGCTCATGGTGATACCTCGATGGCTCATAGTGAGCCTACCCTAGCTCATGGTGATACCTCGATGGCTCATGGTGAGCCACCTTTATCTGTATTACCTGTTGTTAGTTCTGTCTCTCCTGTTCATCAATCTGTTGATAAACCTGTTGAGAGACCTGTGGTGATGACGCCACCGCCTTCAGAGACTCCACGCGCGGAGACCGCCGCCGCTCCTCGATGGCGCACCATCCCTCAAGCGCAGCGCTACAGTCACCAGGTCATCTACTACAAGCTCTTGGATGGGTTGGGGTATGCACCGAAGCAGATCCTCCACTTGAGGAATGTACTGCAAGACGCTCTCATCTATCCCGACCAACAAGACATTCAGGCCTTCCTGCTCACCTACGAGCACTGACACTCGACCTCATTGGACTCACTGACCATGCAACGACTGATCAACTCTGAAGCCATCCAAGAGCAGATCAACCTGCTCCTTGAGCTCAAGGCGACCGCCGCCCTCCGCGAGCCCAAGCCGTTCACCGACTACTCCAAGCTGACCCTCGCCGCTCTAGGCGATGAGTGGTGGAGCGAGAGCAACGGCTACCTCACTATCAAGCGCCTCCCCGACTGCGGGCGATGTGCAGGTGGCTTCATCCAGAGAGACAGAGGGCTGTCGATGTCTCCTCCCGAAGCGATGCCCTGCCCTCACTGCGAGGTGCCTCGCCGCCTCTTCGCTCGCGTTCGCCACGCCTCGCTCCCGCTCGATGCGAAGGGCGCTCGGCTGTCTGACTATGAGTGGGACTCAGAAACGCAACAGAGGGCTATCCAAAGCGCTAAAACATGGCTCACCGGTGAGCGCTCCACGACTGCGCCCAACACGCTCCTGCATGGTCAACCAGGCAACGGCAAGACCACCCTCCTCTATGCTCTCGCCTTCGCCGCCCTCGAGGTCGGGCTCAAGGTCAGGTACACCACGCAGACGCGCCTCTTCGATGAGGAGAAGGACAGCTGGAAGGGAGACAGCGACTCCCCGTTCAAGACATGGCTCAACGGCGTTGACCTCCTCCTCCTCGATGAGCTTGGTGGCCTCGGCGGTCAAGCGCAGTGGACAGCATGGTGGAAGGAGAGGAGCCGAGAGATGTTGGGCGCCATGTACGAGCGATGGCGAGCGCGCAAGCTCCTCATCGTCACGACCACCAACCTTGAGCCCAAGCAGGTCCTCAGCATGTTCGACAGCCCAGCCGCCGCCTCACGCCTCGCAGAGATGGTGCGCGCCCCAATCCACATGACAGGTCACGACCGCCGCTTGGCAGCATGGAGCTGATGATGACCTATGAGACAACGCTTGAGCGACTGGTGGACCGCATCGTTCAGCGTCAGTACCTCCTCAACCAAGACCCCATCAGCGACTTCGACAGAGCGGTGAGGATCTGTGGTCAGACCCAAGCCATCCTCACCGATGGCGCCATCGCTCGCCGTGGCAGGATGGCGGGCATCATCGACCTCACAGTCGTCACCCACCTGCGAGAGCAGGGGCAGTCATGGAAGGTCATCGCTCAAAGCCTCAAGGTTGACCCAGAGCGCCTCCGTGACATCGTTCGTGAGAAGGCACCTGAGCTGCTCTGTCAGCCGACACCCGAGGAGAGGCAGGCACAACTTCAGCGCATCGAGGAGATGACTGCTCAAGGGCTCACATATGCACAGATCGCCCAAGAGCTCAAGGTGCATGAGACCACCGTCGGGCGAGCAGTCCGACGCCTCAAGGCGAGGGCTCAAAGAGACGAGTGACGCTAACCTCCACGCCCACATTCCGCAGGTAGGTTGCACCGCGCTCATCGTACCCGACTATCGTCACCACCTCCTTGATCCCTGCGTGGTGGATGAGGCGCGCACACGCAAGGCAGGGGGAGCAGCTCGTCACCATCACACAGCCCTCAGTCGCGATGCCTCGCGCCGCCGCGTTCGCGATGGCGTTCTGCTCGGCGTGGTGACAACCGATCTCGGTCTGTGTCCCCGATGCAATACATCTGGCTGACCGCTCGCAGAACTCCCCCCCGCACAGCGAGCCGATGGCCCCTCGTGGTCCTCCATTGTAGGCAGCGCTCACAGGGTTGTTGCGAGGGTCAATGATGAACGCACCGACGCGCCCTCGAGGACAGCTCGACGCCTGCGACAGGACACAAGCCAAGTCCATCCACATTTTTTTCCACTTGTCGTTCACGATATGCCTCCTCACGAGTGTTGTCTCGATGTGTAGCTAGAGCCCTGCGCCCTCACCTCAGAACTCCCTTCATGTCCTCGCAGTGTGGGTCTGCGTGGTCGTGTAGCTGAGGTGGGGGCTCAGTCTTTTAGAGCCACGCTCAACACATACTCCAAGCCTTCCACCTGCTCGACCAACGACCTGACAGCGCGCGCGAAGTCGCGGATCTCCTCCTGGGCGTGGAGGTCGAGGCGCAGCTTGAGGAAGTGGATGATCGCATGGAGCGAGGCGCTCCAGTAGCACTCACTCATCAGCGACAGAGGCAAGATCATGCGCGCCTGCTCCTTCGCCACACCCAGGCGCAGGAGGTGGTGATACGCCATGAGGGATTGAGTGACCGCCTCCTGATAGATGAGTGAGGCGGACAGCGCGTCAACATCATCGAGCGGTCCCTCGCTCCCCTGCTTCAGCTTGGCCGACTGCGCGCGCCACCTCTGAGGCAACCACACCTCATCGTTGAAGGTCACATAGCGCCCGCTGATCTCGTTCCATGCACACCCCACCTGGTGCTTCATCCACTGACGCAAGACAAACACAGGCGCCTTGATGCGGAACTGAAGCGTCACATGACGGAAGGGCGATGTGTGCTCGTGCTCCCAGAGGTATCTAATCAAGCGCGCATCAGCCTCACTCATCTCGGTCACATGCTTCCCCATGCTGACCCTCGCCGCGTTCACCACCGTGCGCGCATCGCCCATCACATCGATGAGCTCCACCGCTCCCCCACCTACCTTGATCAATCTGCCGTTGTCGCTGTCGCTCATGTGAAACACCTCGTCTCTAATGTGAAACGCCTTGTCGCGTGTTAGCAGTGAACACATCTACAAGGAGTCCACATGAACAAAGTGATATTCATCGGCAGGCTTGGCAAAGACGCGCAGGTTCGAGGCTCCTCAGATCGACCCATCGTCGCCTTCACCCTCGCGGTCAACTCACCGATGCCCAACGGGGAGACCGACACCCAGTGGTTCTCCTGCTCGGCGTTCAACACGCTCGCCAAGTTCCTCGCAGGTGTGCTCCCCAAGAAGGGCACCCGAGTCCTCATCGAGGGCAAGGTCAAGCGTCGCACCTTCACGGACAGCCAAGGCGTTGAAAAGACTGACATGGAGGTCATCGTCGATCATTTTCAGTTCATCGACCCCCGCGACCCTCGACCTGACACCTCCGCGACCGATGGCGGTCAAAGCGCTTATGCTCATGACGCTCAAGCGCGCGCCCCTCACGACATCTGGCGCTGAGTCTCCTTGATGTGTCGCTTGCCTTGGTCTAGTATCCCCACCGACGAGGAGCTAGAGGAGCTCTTCCGTGACCTCATTGGTGACAACGACGATGAAGCGCAAACCGACCAAGATCGAGCGCCTGATGACAGGCCTCTACAAGACCCACTACCCCATGTTGACTCGGTGCCTAGAGCATTGGATCGGCACTCAAGCAGACGACATCATCTCTCACCTGGGCGAGAAGCTGACGCGCAACCCCGACCTGTGGGATGGCGATGAGAAGGGGCTCCCTCACTTCCTCGTTCGCTCTGCGCGCCGCTTGGCCATCAATCGCCTGCGTGACCGCCGTCGAGAGTATGCGGACTGTGACCGCCTCGCTGACCTGCGCGAGGCAGGAGGGGAGCAACAGCGCATCGAGGTGCGCGCTCTCGACCACAGCCCAGAGGACCTCGTCTTGGCTCACATGCAGGAGCAAGAGTGGCGCGCCATCGTGCAACGCTCATGTGACGAGTACATCGGGGGACCACTCGACCGCGATCGGCGCATGGCTGTCTGGGAGTGCATGGCGCAAGGCGGACTCAGTGGGAGCGAGTACGCTCGCGCGCATGGGTTCAACCCCAACACGGTGCACGGTTGCATCAAGCAAATCAGGAGCATGATCGATGAGCAAAAGCGATTGGAGCGGACTGGCAGCTAGAGAGTCCCAACCCATTGATAATGTGCAAGAAGCAACGGCGCGCGCGCGCGATCTCCGCACCAAGAAGTCACCTGAGCGCATGCAGGCTGTCATCGATAACATTCGAGATGGACAGCCCATCACGAGAGCGGCGAGGCTCGCAGGTCTGAACCCTGCGACGGTGCACCGGTGGAGGGAGGAGGATGAGGAGTTCAAGGAGGCGGTGGAGGATGCCCTTGAGTTTCAGATCGCAGTCCTCACTGCCAAGGTGGACCGTGCGAGTGACACCGACTGGAAGGCGGCGGCGTGGCGTCTTGAGCGTCTGCGCCCTGACGAGTTCGGCGCCAAGAAGGAGCTGCAGGTGACAGCCACCCAGAGCAACGGCATCGCTGAGGTCATCGCCATGATTGAGCAGACCAACGACAGCGTGAAGCCCGAGGTCGACGAGTGAGCGCGCTCTGCTCCTTGTGGATCCTCGCTCTCGCTCAGACGATGGGAGAGGAGCCACCGACAGGTCAGGCGCTCGACCGCGCAGTCGAGGTGTGTCAGATGGTGGTGGACAGCGCAGACCGCGCCGATGTGGAGCCCGCCCTGGCTGTCGCGCTCGCGTGGCATGAGAGCCGTCTACAGTTCGGGCTCACCTCGCCCTGCGGCGCCACAGGCCCCATGCAGGTCATCGCTCGTTATTGGTGCGCTGACCGCCGAGGGCAGTGGGAGGTCAACGGTGAGCACATCGTCGAGGGCTGTGACCTCGTTGAAGCTGGCGTCAGGGCGCTCGCCTATCACCTCGCGCGGCGCCCTGTCGGTGGAGCGCTCAGTGCCTATGGAGGCACACGCACCTACGCTGATCGCGTGTTATCACTAGCGACAGCCATTGGACACATTGACGGAGAATGACCTTGAACCGACCCACGCGACTCATCGAGTCACATCGCACCATCGACCAGACGATCCCTCATCAGCTCATCGTCTCAAAGCTCCTCGGCGCGATTATCTGTGACCCTGCCCTGCGCATCATCCGCACTGATGATGCCGCTCGCCCATTCGTCACGATGACCGACATGCTCTCAGACCTGCGGGGCGCTGCTGACCTCGCTGTGTCGTTCGATGGCTCGTTCAAGTACGGTCTCCTCATCGAGGTCAAGACCACCACCAAGCAGGCGCGTGGCAACCTCGCCTTGTTCAACGAGGTCACCAACAGCGACCGCAACATGACTCAGCTTGGGCGCCTCGCTCACGCTGCGCCCCTCTGGTGGTATATCATCGTCAACACCTCCAAGCTCACCGCCAAGACGCACGAGGAGCATGAGTTGGCGCTCCTCGACTGTCCCGCTGTGCTCATCGAAGGTCATCGAGGCGACACGCGCCCCCAAGAGGTGACAGGCTTTGAGCGCTTTGGACTCCTGCTCAACAAGCTCTATGAGCTCCTGCCCGACATCTCAGTCACGCGCACCGAGACTCAGCTCGCGCTCCTGCCTGTTGATGATGTGCCTGTGGTCACGATGAATCAGCCCCTCCGCATGCCGACTCTCGCACCGGTCGCGCCTGCGCCTCAGCCTGCGCCTGTCCCTGCGCCTGTCGCAGAGGTGGAGCGCTACCTGCCGAACGAGAGCCAAGCACTCCTGTTCGAGACGCTTGAGCGTGAGCTGACGCTCCTCGGTGGGGTCGAAGCAGTGTTGGATAAGTTCCCCGCCGAGGTGGTCAGAGAGTTTCATATCCTCCAAGCGATGAGCGGAGAGCAGCGCATCAAGGCCGCACATCTGAAACCCAACAGCGTATTCGTCACAACCAAGCTGCATCTGACGCTGATCGGTGTGCTCGTGCTCGCTTGGCGTAAGGTCACGCTAGAGGGGGCTGTGCGGACAAGAATAATCCTCAAAGGGCTGCCGACCTTGTTCTATAAGATCGGCAATAAGACGCACCACCACAACATCATCGCAGCGATCAGCAAGCACTTGTAGAGATGACCGACTTCACCCTCAACGACCTACAGCGCGCCGTCATCGGTGGTCTCCGCCGCCGAGACACCATCATCGCGGCGCGCTGTGGTTGGGGGTCAGGCAAGACTACATCTCTCATCTTCGCGCTGTGGTTCATCGCCAAGACGCGACCTGGCACCACCTCACTCCTCATCACCGACACCACGCCACGCTATAACAGCGTGCTCATGCCCGAGATCGAGAAGTGGCTCGCGCCTCGTGGATGGACCTACAACCACACGCTCCACAAGTGGACTGACACGCACTCGGGCTCATCGGTCATCTGTCGGTCGTACTATCGCCCAGGCACTCGTGACGCCTCGCACAACCCCCTAGAGGGGATCAATGTGACAAGCGGTGTGGCGTTCATCGACGAGTGTCAGACGCTTGGTCCCGAGGTGGCGCACAAGGCGCTAGGGCGTCTGCGCTCAGGTCCTTCTCCCACGCTCGTCTTGGTCGGGCTCCCCGTGGTCGATGCGTGGTGGTGCAAGATGGCAGAGCAGGCGGGCCACCTCCCTCTGCTGTTCAGCTCGTATGTCAACCAAGACAACCTCTCGGCTGAGTGGTTCGAGGCGACCAAGCTCCTCCCACCTGACGAGCGCGAGGCGATGGTGATGAACCGACCGCGCCCTCCCTCGGGCTTGGTCTATAACGAGTGGAGCGAGGACACGCATGTCATCAGCGGTTGGTCGTATCGCCCTGAGATGACAGGGCGCATCGCCATCGATTGGGGCTTCCGCAAGCCAGCGGTCGTCATCATGGCGTATGACGAGGCGCTTGACGCGACTGTTGTCATCAAGGAGATCAACCCTCAAGAGGTGACGGTCGATCAGCTCGCGCGCCTCATCTTGGCGGTGGCATGGCCACGAGCTCACCAAGCCTCGGCACCTGGTCCGCGCATCTGGCTCGACACGGGGGTCGCCGACAAGGCAGGTCACGCCCGCAACGATCAGACAGGCAGGAGCGCCTTCGCTGTCCTCTCTCGCCCCATCGAGGAGGGGGGGATCGGTGTACCTCTCCGCTCGACCACGGACCCCGTTCGCGTGGACATCCTCAACGGTGTGCAGAAGCTCAAGCGCGCCCTCGCTCGTAAGCAGTACCTCATGACCCGAGAGGCGTGGGAGGCAGGGGAGCGCGCTCTTGGCAACTCGCTGAGGAAGGCGCTGCTCTCCTATGCTTGGGACACGACTGAGCAGCCGAAGAAGGATGGGCGCGAGGACCCTCTCGACGCGCTGAGGTACGACTGCATCTTCCACTACTGGGCTGATGTGGTCGGCAGGTATCAGTCACGCGCCACGACACTAGACAAGAGCCGTCGAAATGCGCGACCCTCCTCAGCCGTGTTCTAACACCAAGGAGGGCAACATGAGCGACCTGACCGTGACCACCATCGAGGAGCATGTAGTGCTCATCATCTTGGCGTCGGTGATCAGCTTCGGTGCCACCGAGGTCATCAAGCCGTTCGTCTCCATCTTGGCAGACGACCGTGAGCGCCGCCGCGCCATCGTGCGTCTGCTCGCCATCGTGAGCGGTGCGGTGGTCGGCTACACCCTCGGCCCCAAGTGGGTCGATATCTGGTTCGGGGCGGGCGCAGGCACGCTCAACGCTTGGCTCGTCGCCGTGCTCAAGAAGAAGGTGGAGGAGCGCCTTCATGTCACCCTCGACAAGACCCCACCTCCCACCAAGCCAAGCAAGAAGCCCGAGGAGACAGACGATGAGCAGCGTTAATCATCCCCCTCACTATCACTCCCAGAGTGGCGTTGAGGTCATCGCCGCCATCGAGGCGTGGGATCTCAACTTCAACCTCGGGAATGTCGTCAAGTATGTGGCGCGCGCAGGTCACAAGCTCGACCGCCTTGAGGACCTTGAGAAGGCGCTCTGGTATCTGACGCGCGAGGTGGAGTATGCGCGCAAGGAGGAGGCGCGCCGTGCTGGTCGATGATCCGCGCCCCATCTACTGCCCCGTCTGTGGACAGCTCACAGCGGTCAAGAACGAGCGCATCGTGCCTCACCTGTCGGGCATGACGCGAGGCTACTGCACAGGCACATCGACCAAGGTCACGCACTACAAGCCAGGCGACTTCGACGCGCAAGGCAAGTGGAAGGATGATGATGAAGCCGACACACAAGACCCATGACCTGCGCGCTCGACTGCGTGAGCATGTGCCTCTTGAGCCTGAGCATGAGCTCCACGCGCAGAGCCTCGCCCTCCTCGCTGAGATCGAGGCGGCCCTCGATGAGGCTGA